GGATTTGAACTATTTAATTGGCTAATATAGGAGGCTGTTTCCAATCCCATTATTATTCTCCTAGGCTAATTCAAATATTCCAGTTGCACTAGGGGTAACTGTCAATGTGTTATCCTGTGCAAGAGTAAATTGAGAAGTTGTTAATTTAGAAAAGCAAACAAGTTTACCGCCTGCTTGGTATACAACCGCGTATTTAATATTAGGAATAGTTCCACCAGTAGCAGTCCAAGTAACAGCAGTAGAATCAAATCTGTATTTATTGGTTGCAACAGATGCCCAAGTTCTGGCAGTAACAGATGCGCCTCCAGTGGCGTAACCATTTCCGTTAGCAACTTCATTTCCTAATGATGCCTGAGTAGATAGAGCAACATTGTTTGCGTTAGCACTTGCCGCGCTAGTATGCAAAGCCATGTAAAAACCAGTACCAGTACCATCTAGGTCAAACTGGCCGTTTCCTAAATATTCTCTAAAACTATTATAAAAAGTCCATGCTGTAGCCGCCATTTAAGCCGCCTCCTTAAGTATTTCTGGATGTTTAATAATGTACGATATTAGTCCATCACCGTGAACGGACAGTTCGTAGTGATCTCCAGTTGTACTAACTAATTGTACAAACTCTTTTGCTTGTTGAAAATGGGCTACGGTACATCTAAATTTTCTATCTCCCAAAACAACTTCTATTTCCTGCTCTTCATCATTTTCTGGTTGTGAATATGCATGATGTTCATCCATAATACAACTATCAAAACCAAAAATTTCAAACTTACAAAATCCTAGCATTCTAAGTAAATGTATTGCTCTAAATGTAACAGTAGAACCTCCCATTACAGGGTAGTATTGATCATTATACTTTTCTTCTAACAAATGCTCGTTATCTGTATCACCCGCGCAATGCCATATGTAAGTTTCATGGCTAGAAAGTTTGTCAAAAACGCTAGGATGACATTGAGAAGCAATGAAATATTTGCATTTATCTAATGTCGGCTCAACAAATCTTTTATTAAACTCTCTGCTGTCTAACATAATCATAGCAGAAGGATTTAATCCCCTATCTATACAAAATTTATAAGCACCATTTAAAGCAACTACAGGGCATCCTTGATTTTTCTTCTTTTTTAAAAGATCAAATGTGTCATGTAAAGAAGGCCCTCCCGCAACTACACAAACAACTTTATCTGGCTGTGTTTCGTGTGGAACTATTTGAGGAAAATCTTTATCTATGTTTGATTTTATATTGTTTGTTATTTTTTCAGGAGCCTCGTTAAGAGAACATTTTATTTCTGAAATAATTTTTTTGCTTTTAACCTCAACAACAGGTGGTTCTGAGTATACTCCAACTTGCAACATATTAAGCAACACCAAAAATCATTCTAATTTCTAATCCTAAAGTATTTGTTGCAACCGCATCTACATCTATCCTGATAACATCTGCTGTTGTTACTGTATTATTTGCTCCAACAACATGAGGTGTTGCGGCAGTAGAAGAATCTTTTTCATTTAAATCTATTGTTATAGGGGTAGATAACATGTCTACTGTATCTGTAAGATTATGCAACTGAACGTTAGTTATAGAGCCTCCAGTGCCTACTGTATAAACATGTGCTTCAGCAGATTGAAGTTTTTTATTATTTAACGAAGAAGGAATAGTTATATGTGCAATCCCATTTCCTGCTACAGGAGCAATACTATCGTTTACACATTTAACTATTAAAGTTCTTTCAACAAAAGCAGTTATATTGTCAGGTAAAATTGATTTTGATTCTGTAGTAGAGTTATCATAAAAAAGAATTTTATCTGCTGAAGAATCTAATGAAGTTGCAACTTCTAGATTGGTTATATTTTCCTGCTTATTTACGTCTAAACTTTGTAAATTAGAATCCATCTCATTGTATGAAAGAGGGCTTCCTTTTGTTTGTCTTAATGTTAATGTAGTAGCCATTAAAATTCTATCCTGTATTTAGCAGTTATTTTATCTTCAGAGTATCTCAAACTATAACCGCCTGAGTTTAGCCCTAACTCGTAACCGTTGTCGTTTGCGTTTATTTGAAAGGTTGGCTCTTTTTCATTTCTGTTTAACATTACGTAAAGGGTGACTGCGGCGATCCCAGAAACGATCAGTTCTTTCTCGTACTCTTGATACCACTCTTTCTTTTTCTTTGACTCCCTCTGGCCGCACATGGTTACATTTCTTCCGTTCCCTGTCCCCACTGCTCCGTTCTGACAAAGTAAATCCCCCAAGGCTCTAGCCTGTTCTGAGGTTGAAAGAAGTGAGTACTCATTCGCAACAACAGGAATACCCAATGTCATAGCCTGTTTTAACATAGCAACAGCCATATTAGAATCAGCCACATAGTCGCCAGAAAGATGATCCCCTATTTGCAAGTATATAAAGTCAGCGCCTTTATAATACCGTGTGTCTTTCTTAAACCCACCAACGCCGGGGGCTAGATGTACAGCCACAGGTTTGTCAGTCTTTGACTTTAGGTTAGCAACAAGAGCATTAACCTGTTCAGGAGAAAACATTTCATCACACTCTAGACAAACAACGTAACCCGCAACCTGAGAATCATGTCTTTGTACCATCTGATTCTGGAAAGCAAGATGAGCATCCATAGACTGCTTGTACTCACCATGCTTAGACTCTGGTATCAACCACAATACAGGTTTAAGTCCATCGTTATTGAGGACGTTAAACTCATGGGTGTAATCATACAGGTGTAGTTCGCCTGCGGGTAGGTGTCCATTACGAGCCTGCGCGTACAGGTCTATATGAGTATCACCGTTGTTCTTGAGAATACTGCGGAAATGAGTCTTTTCTTCTGCGGAGTAACTTGGGGATAAATACATTAGGCTTGTGCCGTATTTGTTTCTCCAGTCAAAAATTCTAGGGTGCGCTTTCTCTGCTGTAAGGAAAGAAGAACGAACACCAAACAAATCTCCGTATGATATTGAAGCGTACATTATACAAAACAGTACACACAAATAAATAAATACAACGCCAAAAGATTTAATGCAGTCTTTTATATATTCTTTCATCTGAACGAATTAGGATGTCTGTCTCGTCCTTTCATTTTTACAGGGCCGGGTAAAAACCATCCCAACACCATGGGAATTATAACTACCAAAATAAGTAACCAACCGCCCATTTCGGCCATAGAACCGAGTAACGTCCAGAAGTTATCAGGAGCGCATGAGCCTTCAGCCATAGTAGTGCGGGATGAACCCATCGCCGCTGTCGCCACATCTGTCACAAACGCACCGCCCATGCTCCCCACTATCGGCGCAACTACACCCCCGCTCAATACACTCCCGGCAGTCGCACCCACCGCCGCTCCTGTCGCTACTACTCCGGCTTTCTTGATCGTTCCGCATCCAATTAATCCTAGTACTAACCCCAGATAGCAGAGACTACGATAAACGCGGCCACGCCAATTAGAATCCACATCTTTGTTTTCTTTGGTAGTGCTTTCCATTTTTCTTTCACTATTGACTCCTAAATATTGTGAGGTTGTTACACTTCTGGAAGAGCGATGCTATTACCACATCCGCATCTTGCTGTACCTTCACTTGGGTTGACCACAAACGTCTTAGAAAATCCTGTATCTTCGTAGTCAAGGCTACCGCCTTGTAAATAAGTCTGCGACATCTTGTCTGCGAATTTGGTGGTGTCGCCAATGTTCAATTCGGTAGTACCTGTCGAGATCGCTTTCTCCAAAGTTACAATAAGGCCATTGCACCCACCACCTTTTAAGCCTATTTCTAAAACCTCTCCATCCTCTAGCAAGTGGTTTAATTGATCCTGTGCTTTCTGAGTTATGATCAACTTTTTTCATTCTCCTAACAATCTATCCTGTATATGATTAATTAAGTTAGTAGTTGTATTGGTTAGAATGCATGGAACAAGAGCATGAGCGAAAGCGCACAGGCTCCCAACCAACAGACAACCAGCAAAGTACATTGCCTTTCGTAAGTGTTGCAAATACGTTTCATCCTGTTCCTTTAAATGTTTCATTTCTTTTTCGCTGTTTTTGCTGATCT